GTGAATTACGAATCCAGCTGGCGGATGGAGCGGGACCTGATGCAGTGGCACCCGGACATGATTATCGCGGACGAGGGTCACAAAATCAAAACCCACAACATTTCCGCCAGCAAGACCCTGCACCGTATGGCAGCCCGGGCAGCTTACCGGCTCCTGCTGACCGGCACGGTCATTACGAACAAGCCCGTGGACGTTTTCTCCCAGTACAAGTTCGCGGACCCGCGGATTTTCGGGAACAGCTTCTACCAGTTCCGGAACCGTTACTTCGACATGGTGGGCTATGGCGGTTATACGCCGGTCATGAAAAGGTACATGGAGCCGGAGTTCATGCAGCGGCTGCACTCCATCGCTTACCGGGTCACAAAGGCGGAATGCTTGGATCTGCCGGAGACCACGGACGTGATCCAGCGGGTCGATCTGGAGCCGGACGCGCAGCGGCTTTACCGGCAGCTCGTGAAGGACTCCTATGCGGAAATCAGCCGGGATACCGTGACCGCGACCAACGTGCTGACTCGGCTCCTGCGCCTGATGCAGCTGACGGGCGGTTTCCTCAGCGGGGATGAGAATCCGGGGGCGGAGCAGGTCTCTACGGCCAAGCTGAACGCGCTGAACGAGCTGATTGATTCCGCGTTGGAAAACGGCCAGAAGGTTGTGGTAATTGCACGCTTTATCCCGGAAATCCGGGCAATTACGAAGATGTTGGGCCGGAAGGGGCTGGACTATGCGCAGATCTCCGGCGAGGTGAAAGACCGGGACGATCAGGTGGCACGCTTCCAGAATGATCCGGAATGCCGGGTGTTCGTGGGCCAGGTGGCCACAGCCGGCATGGGAATCACACTGACCGCGGCCAACCTCATGGTCTTCTACTCTCTGGACTATAGCATGTCCAACTATGACCAGTGCAAGGCCCGGATTCACCGCGTGGGCCAGCATCACCCCTGCACATACGTCCATCTGGTGGCGCGGAATACCGTTGACGAAAAGGTTCTGCGCGCACTCCGCGACAAGTCCAACATTGCCAAGCAGCTGGTGGATGACTACCGCGCCGGCAGCAACCCATTCAACTAAGGAGGACACCCATGGCAGACAATCCGATGCTCAAGGCCGCCGAGCTGCTGAAGCAGTTGCGGGATCAGAAAGACGATCTGGAAGAGCGGCTGAAAAACGTGAACGCCAAGATCGAGGAGGCCGACACGGCCCTGTCCGACATGATGGCGGAATCTGAAACGCAGAACTTCACCCATTGCGGGACGATGTTCTGCCTGACTACCAAGGTCCGGGCCAACGCCAAGGCCGGCCTGCGGAACGAGCTGTTCGCCGCGCTGCGTGCGAATGGTGCCGGAGACATGGTTGTGGAGACGGTCAACGCCAACACGCTGTCCAGCTTCGTGAAGGAGCAGATGGCGGAGAATAACGATCAGCTCCCGGCCTGGCTGGAACCCGTTGTAACTGTATTCGAAAAAACGACTGTCGGTGTACGCAAAGCGAGCCGCAAGTAAGAAAGGAAGGTTTGACTCATGGAAAACAACGCGATTATTAACCCCACTGCCTTCGATGCGCTGAAGGATTTCAATCTGGCTGAAGCTATCGCTGAGAACATGGACGGCATGGACATCTCCTTCGACCGTATCGGGACCCCTGGAGCTGGCGGCACCACCTTCGAGGTGCCCGGCGAGAATCCGGGTGAAATGGATGCTGTGAAGGAATTCACGGGCGTGATCCTCTACCACCACCCCATGAGCTTCTATTACACGGAAGCCTACTCCGGGCAGAAGACCCAGCCGACCTGCTGCACGTATGACGGAATCACGGGGGTCGGTACGCCGGGCGGCGATTGCAAGAAGTGCCCTTTGAATCAGTATGAATCCGGAGCCAATGGCGGCAAGGCCTGCCGGAACAAGCGCCGGGTGTATCTGATCCGGGAAGGCGAGCTGATCCCCGTCCTGCTGACGCTGCCCACTGGTTCCCTCAAGGTCTTCGCCAACTACGTGAAGCGCCTGCTGGCCAAGGGGAAAAAGCCGTCCGGGGTTGTGACCCGGTTCAGCATCGCCAAGGCCCAGGGGAACGGGCCGGCCTATTCCCAGCTGCAGTTTACCGTGGACCGCACGCTGACCGCGGATGAGCAGGCCAGCATCGCGGCTCTGGCAGCGCAGGTCAAGGAGTTCGCAAACCGCGTGGCCATTGACGAGAATCCGACTGAGATGGTGGATGCCGAGACTGGCGAAATCATCAAGCCGTTGGTCTAAGACTACTGGGCACCCGGGCAGCAAACCGGGTGCCCCTCCCGAAAGGAGTTCAACATGAATTATACCCTCGAAACTGACCCGGAGAGAATCCGGGAATATATCGGTTCTGCCAAGATTGCATCCTTCGACTTCGAAACCTCGCCCCTGCTCCAATGGCGGGACGATCCCATGGCGGCCTTGGACGCGCACAGGTCCTGCATCGTTGGCGTGAGCATCTCTGTGCAGCCCGGCACTGCAATCTATGTCCCCCTGCAGCACTGGGACGGCCATAATGCGGACCCGGAGCTGGTGATCCCTGTCCTGCGGGACCTTGTGTGGGAGAATCCGGACGTGATCAAGATTGCCCACAACATGGCCTTCGAATCCGCCTTCCTGTATGCCCACGGAATCATTCTCTGCGAGCCGGTTTACGACACGATTGCCGCGGCGCAGATGACGTTGAAGAACCAGTGGGAATTCCGCGGCCTGGGCGATTCCGGCCTTAAGAAGCTGGTTCCGGAACTGTTGGGCGTGGAACTGCCGACCTTCAGCGAGGTCACGGGCGGCAGATTCTTCGATGAGCTGCCTGCCGGCGATCCCGAAACAATCCGGTACGCCTGCGCCGACAGCGATTATGCGCTGCAGCTTTATTACAAGTTCAACGGCTGGTTTGATGCCTGGCTCCCCAAGCACCGCTGGATTGTTGAGCATATCGAATCCCCCACAGCGGTCTACTGCGGCCTGATGAAATACAACGGCCTGCTGATGGATGAGACCGAGATGATCCGCAAACAGGGCGAATGCAGCGAGAAGCTGATAAACCTGCAGGCGAAAATCCACGCTATTGTCGGGGACGTTGATATCGGTGCGAATTGCGCGACACAGGCGTTCAAAGACTACCTGTTCCAGACGCTGAAGTTGCCGGTCCTCAAGACTACGGAGAAGAATGCCGAGGCCGCGGATGATCAGACAATGCAGATGCTGGCGGAATGGTGCCGGGAGAACAATCCGACCCTCGTCCCGCTGTTCGAGCTGGTCCAGGAATACCGGAAGTGGGGCAAGTTGAAAACGACCTATCTGGACGGTTATCTGAAGTTCTTGAATCCCGCGACCGGCAGAATTCATCCGGATATGATGCCGCTGGCCACGGATACCGGGCGGTTTGCCTGCCGGAACCCCAACATGCAGAATTGTCCGCGGAAGACAAACGATCCCGTGGGTATCCGGTCTTTCATCAAAGCGCCGGAGGGCTGCCTGTTGGTAAGCTGCGATTTCAGCCAGATCGAGCTGCGGATAGGCTCCTTCTATTGCCGGGACCCGAAAATGCTGGAAGTGTACCGGAACGGCGGCGATATTCACGGCCAGACCACATCCGTTATCTATGGCATTCCCTACGAGGAAGCAGTGGATAAGGAAAACGAGAACTACAAGGAACGGCGGACCGTGGCTAAGGGTGTCAATTTCGGCTTGTTCTATGGATTGTTTCCGCGGGGCCTGCAACGGCAGCTGAAATACAAGGCCGGCCTCAATCCGACCTTTGAGGAATGTGAGACGATCCTGGCCAACATTCGCGCAGGCTACCCGAACCTGAGCCGCTGGCAGGAACAGACGAAACGGAAAGCATCCGAGCTGTGCTACTCCCAGACCTTCTTGGGACGGCGGAGGTATCTGCCAGGGATCAAGTCCGCGGACTGGGGCCGGAAGAGCTTCGCTGAACGCTGCGCGCTGAATACGCCTGTGCAGGGTACCGCGGCGGATATTCTGAAGTTGGCCTTGGGCCGCCTGCTAGTGGGCCTGCCTGACAGGCCATGGCTCCGGCCCCTGCTTCAGATCCATGACGAGCTTGTTTTCGAAATCCCGGAGGGCAGATTGGACGAGGCCGTTGCCTTCATCCGGGAATGTATGGAGGCCCAGCCTTTCCCCGAGTTGGATGTTCCGTTGGTGGCGGAGGCATCCTATGGGCCTGACTTCGGCCATATGAAAGAAATGGAGTGAAACTGCCATGATGAGAAATCGATCCGGATTCCCGGACCCGACAGCGGACGCGGCTATCGGGCACATCACGGCGGAGCAGCGAAGGGCAGCACGCAGGCCTTTGGTCTACGTCTGCTCCCCCTTCCGGGGGGACGTTTCCCGGAATATCCAGAAGGCCCGGGAGTATTGCCGCTTTGCCATCGATCAGCACATGACCCCCATTGCCACGCACCTGCTCTATCCGCAGATCTTGGGCGAGCAGGAGACCAAGGAGACCCGCGAGCTGGCCTTGCACATGGGCCGGCAGATTATCCGGAAATGCCGGGAACTGTGGTGGTTCGGCGATCAGCCGACAGCCGGCATGAAGGATGAGATTGACTACGCCAACCGGCAGGTGCTGGTTGTGCGGCACTTTACAGAGAATTGCGAGGAGGTATCCGCAAAATGAGTTTCACGGCAGACAGTTTCGGCATGACGGCGCAGGTCAATATCAAGCCCTGCAGCTTTGACTTCCAGCTTCTGAAGCATCTGGGCGGCATGCTCAACAATCCGAACGAAATCACCATTATCACTTACGCGCTGCCCCACGTGCAGGAATACCTGCAGGGCGTTTTCGACATCCGCAGCAAGGACGTGAACATCATCTGCAACAGCAAGTATTCCGATGATGCCCGGGCCTTGAAGGAAAAGTATCCGGACCTGCGCATCTACACCGACCCCTCCGTTCACGCGAAGATGATTCTGGCAGCGCCGGCGCGGGTGTGGATCAGCAGCACGAACCTCGGAATCACCCGCAGTGCAGAGGGCACCGTTGGCATTGAAAGCCGCGCAGTCTATGGCTTCTATATTGACGAGATCATGAAACGCGGCCTGATGAATAAGGAAAAGGAGTTGATTCTGTGAGCACCCCCATTGAACTGGCATCCGCTCCGCGCTGGCTCTGCTGGCGCTTGGAGCCGGACCCGAAGGGCGGCAAGCCCAGGAAGGTCCCTTATGATCCGAAGAACGGCCACAAGGCTTCGTCCACGAATCCGGAAACATGGGCACCGATGGCGGAGGCTCAAGCGGCCAAGGACAAGTATATGTTCGCCGGGATCGGCTACGTCTTCGTGGAAGAATCCGGCGTAGTCGGCGTGGATATCGACCACTGCATTGATGAGCAGGGCCAACTGAACGACATTGCCGCGGAGATCGTGGCGAAGTATCCGACCTATACGGAAATCTCGCCGTCCGGGACCGGCCTGCACCTTTTCTATCATGGCAGCATGCCCGGGAAGGGCAACAAGAACAGCAATACCGGCGTGGAAATGTACGCCAGCGCGCGTTACTTCACGATGACCGGGAATCAGCTGCCCGGCAGCCCGGACGAAATCCGGGACGGGGCGGAGGCATTGGCCTGGATTCATGGCACTTTCATCGCCAAGGCCAAGAAGGAGAAAAAGCCGAAAAAGGCCAAGCGCGCCGCTTTCCAGATGTCCGATGAGGAGCTGATGGAAAAGGCCTGCTTTGCCGACAACGGCGATGAGTTCAAAGCCTTGTACAACGGTGCGTGGCAGGACCGCTTCGGCAGCCAATCCGAGGCTGACATGTCCCTGTGCTGCTCTCTGGCTTTCTGGTCTGGGAAGAATCCGGAGCAGATGGACCGGCTGTTCCGACAGTCGAAGCTCTTCCGGGAAAAATGGGACGTGGTCCATGACGCAGCCGGCCTGACATATGGGCAGAAGACGATCCAGGCAGCCATCGATCACACGGAGGAGACTTATTCCCCTGCAGGACCCATTGGTATCTATGAATCCGGCGGACGGTATATGCGGATTGTCGGGGAGAACGTGTACGCGATCACCAACTTTACCGTGGAGCCGATTGAGCTGCTGGAATTCGAGGACGAAGCGCAGATGACCTGCGATATGGTGACCATGTTCGGACGGCGGTTCCGGCAGGTGCTTATGACATCCGATCTGTCCTCCGTGGCTAAGTTCCGCGGGGTATTGAGCCGGAAGACGATCTCCCTGAGCTTCCTCGGCTCGGAAAACGATCTGGAAACGCTGAAGACATACCTCTCCGACCTTGAATGGACGGTGAAGCAGGGAGTCCGGGCTTCCGGCCTTTATGAGCGGGACGGCCACTGGCTCTTTACAGATAAATCCGGCGCATTCATGGCAGGCGGTGAACGCGTGGAAGACATCGTCCAGATGGAGAAGGCAGCGGTGATCGACAGCCGGGTTGTCAGCAATGATCCGGCCACGGCGGAGGAGCTGCGGAATATCGGTGCGCAGCTGCTGGAATACAACGAGCCGGCCAAGACCGTCACGGTGCTGGCCTGGGTATCCGGGTGCTTCGTGAAGGAGATTCTCCGCAGCGCAGGGATCAAGTATCCGCATCTGTATATGATCGGCGAGGCAGGCAGCGGAAAATCCACGACCATGGAGCGGGTCGTGCAGCCTATCTTCGGAGTAGGACGCAGCATTGCAGCTCCGCAGGTGACGGCTTTCACGCTGATGAAGGAGTCCGCGAGCAGTAACCTGTTCCCGCAGACGCTGGATGAATTCAAGCCCAGCAAGATCGAGCGGAACCGCCTGGCAGCATTGTCCAGCCATTTCCGGGACACATATGACGGCCACAATGGCGTGCGGGGCCGAGCTGATCAGACGCAGGTATCCTATGAGCTGCTAGCTCCGCTCGTTGTTGCCGGCGAGGAATCTCCGGAGGAGCCTTCGATCCGGGAACGCGGTATGGAGCTGATGTTTTCTAAGAAGGACCTCAAGGAAGCTGCGACCCGGGAGGCATTCAATCATATTCTGCGCGGAACGGAAACGCTGACCAAGATTGGCCGTCTGCTGCTGGATACTGCGTTGACGCTGAACAAGGCGAGCATAGCCGAGTGGCACCGGGAAGCAAAGGGCCTGTTCAATCCGGAGCTGCCCTCCCGCGTGGTCAATAATCTGGCCTGCTGCATGGTCGGCCTGCGCGTCATGGAAACGGCGCTGAACCGGCGCGGCCTGACATGGTCACAGGTCTATCCGATTCCGCTGGATGCCTGCGCGAAATGGTTAGAGCGCGGGACCCGGGAATACCTGCTGGATGGCGGCACCAGTAACAAGACGGTTGTAGAGCAATCGCTGGAAATCATGGACCGGATGGGCATGACGGACGAGGAATGCCGGTTTCTGGATGCGGATCACGTGGCGATCCACTTTAAGGGTGTGTACGACCGTTTCACGGAGTATATCCGGACCAAGGCAATCACCACAGAGCACCTGCAGTACGGCCAGTTTATGAAGCAGCTCCGGAAATCGGACCTGTATGTGGAAACGAAAGTGATCCGGATGGGCAGCGGTGATCCGAAGAAAGCGGCGGTGTTGGATTATGCGGAAATTAAGCGGCGGTGTGATGTCGATGGCTTTATCAAATCACAGATTGTTCCTTTATCCTGATGTTACCGTTACCAAAAAAACCACAATTTCTATAGGTACGTATGAGAGCAAAATTCTCTCGTGCATGCGCGCATGCGTGTACGCGTATAAAAAGAGACAGACCTATAGAAAACCCGGTAACCCGGTAACGCAGTAACAAAACCGCCTGTGGCTTATATTTCAACGATTCTGGCAGATGGCCAGCTTCAAGACGTAACCAAACTGTGGTTATGCGGAGGGAAAATGGCGGAACGAGACATTGTGGCAGCCATTCTGCGGCTGCTGAAGAAAACCCCGGGATGCTTCAGCTGGAAGACCCACGGGGGAGCTTACGGGACAGCAGGTATCCCCGACATAATTGCCTGCCTTCACGGACGGTTCTTGGCTTTTGAAGTCAAAACCGAGACCGGCAAATTATCAAAGCTGCAGGAAATCACGATACAACGAATCAGGGAAGCAAAAGGCAAAGCGTTCACCGTAAGATCAGCCGCGGAGGTGGCGGCCATTCTGAAGGACATGGAGGACGAAGCCTTATGAAATATAGTTATCCAATGGCGCAGGGTTATCTGGGCCAGATACGGGACGCGGAGCGGAATGTGGAACGGATGAAGGAGCGCGTGCTCAACCTGCGGATGCTGCTGACCGACACTTCCGTCCACCTGACGGACATGCCCCACTCCGATTCCCCCGACCTGCAGAAACATGAAACGCTGCACGCGGAGATCGATGAGCTGGAACGGGAGATTGCCGTGGCGGAGAAGTCGAAGCAGGAGGTTGTGACGGAGGTCGGCATGATGCTGACCCGCCTGCAGGACCCGCTCGGACAGCGCGCGTTGATCCTGTACTATCTGGAGAAAAAATGCTGGACCGAGGTTGCGGAAAAGATGCAGTTCAGCATTGCGCAGACCTATCGGTTCCGGGATGTGGGTCTAGCAGAATTGGAAAAGCTGCTGAGATCAGCGGCCTGATTCCGGAGCAAACGAAGAGGGACACCCCCATGGCGGAGGTGCCCCTTTCTTCGTCTCCGGGGTTACCGGAGTACACGAACCTGCTGCGCCGGAGCGCTCTCGATGCCCAGCAGCTTCGACTTGAAGCTCTGGCCCTGCCGAGTAGCGTTGCGGTTACAGTAGCAGGTCGCACCAATGGCTGTGACCACAACCACGCTGGTGGCGATCAAAAAGCCGTTGGGGTTAAACTTGGAGACAACCGGCTCGAGGCCGTTCACGATAGGGTCAAAATTCATATTCATTGATTGAGTCCTCCCATAATATATAATGTGGCCTTGGGTCTGCCTGTGGAGATGGCCAGGATTCACAGGATGTCCAGAGGATCGGCACCCTTAACGTCATAGGTGGACAGGGTAACCCTTTCCAGAATCCGCTCATTCTGTGTGTCGAGCAAGATGACGGAAAGGTTCCCGCGGTAGGACGTGCGGTTCGCATGAGCGGAGAGTGCCTCGAAAACCTTGAGATTTGTAACGACAATCACGATCTTCCGGGCGGGATCAGCGTCCGCAACAGTGGGTTCCCCGATAAGCTCGCCGGCTTGGACTTCCGGAGGATGTGCTGGGTCGTTGTCGTTGGCTGCCTGTCGAAAGTTGAACCACAAACTATTGACCGGCTGACCGTGGAGATTCAGTATCATATCGGGCTGATATGAGAAGTAGTGATGCTGGCCGATATCTCCATCCTCAAAACCGATCCCTCTGGCTTCCAGTTCGGCGGATATGACCTTCATTACCACCCTCTTGAACTCCTGGTATTCCTGGATCACCGGTGTGATGGCTTTGAAGGTGTTGGATAGCGCTCGGCCAATGCCTTCAATGTCGATCTCGTATCCCGCAGCATCCAGGAAATCTGCGAGAGTAACACCATTCTGGGGATTTGCCTCAGGACTCACGAGCCGCATCAGGGTGTTGATGCTGGGATTCGGACCACCTTCACGCTTAATCTCAAACAACCGAGCGTGTGGTATGTGCGCATCCCGAGCATATTCGCGGAGCTTGCGGTCCCCTGCAGCCAGATCGAGAAGGTCACCCAGCCTCTTACGATCCGGCGTGTGGGTTGTCCGGTACGCCATTGGTAAGACCCCCTTTCAAGTGGTACGGTTCTTGTACCATCATGAGGATAACATAAACGCCCTGGATCTGTCAAGCGTGAAAAAACGAAAATTGATAGTTTATGATAGTCCCTAGAGACGTTGATGATAGTGGCACCTTTATGATATCCTTATACTGGTCAAAAAGATAAGGGATGGACGAGAATGCCGAGAAAACCGAAAACGCCGTGCAGATATCCGGGATGCGCAAAGCTCTCGGATTCTTCTTATTGTCCGGAGCATCAGAAGCTGGTATCCAGCCAATATAATCGTTACGGACGATCAGAAGCGATGAAGCACAGATATAACGGGGCGTGGCCGAAGATACGGTCACGCTTTTTGAATGCCCACCCGCTGTGCGAGGTATGCATGAAGGAAGGCCGGGCCACACCCGCGGAGGAGGTCCATCATATTCTGCCGCTGGCAGATGGCGGCACCCATGATCCGGACAACCTCATGGCCTTGTGCAAGCCCTGCCATTCCAGAATCACAGCCACTGAAGGTGGCCGCTGGGGGAAGAAAGGAAAGCTATGAAGATCACCTGCTTTGCGAAGCGCGGGACCGGCTGCGATTGCCTGACCGTCAAGCGCTGCCCGGGATACCGGAACTGTGCCTTCTATAAAAATGTGGCGCAGTTTGCTGCGGACCAAGCGCAGGCTAACGTGCACCTGCGGCAGATGCCACTGGTGGAACAGAAAGCCATTGCCGACCAGTATTATGACGGCGAGATGCCGTGGGCGATCCCCGACAGTGAGGAGTACCCCTCCGGCGAACCGCTCCTTTTTTAGCGTCTGTGGACTCCCAGGGGGGAGCAAAATCTCAAAAATCGCCGCGGAACATAGCGGGGCCGCAATCGCGCGCGCATTTTCGCGTATTCAAACGCGGGTATAGGCCCCTGGAACGGTTACAAGTTACGGGAGGACGGAAAATGGAGCAGGATACTAGATCAGCAGCCGAAAAACTGACCGAGAACGATTACGACAACGTGATCATTCTGACGAACCCGGACTATGATGCCGCGCTGATCGGCGTGAGCATTGATAACCGGGCCGTATATGACTATTCGAAGATGCTGGAATGCCGGCGCGCGGATGGAATGACGGACGATGAAGCCGTTGAGTTCATCGAATATAACACCATGCGCGCGATTGCTTACGCAGGGCCGGCTGGCCCTATCATCTTTCACCCCCTGGAGTAAAAAAGAAACGGAGATGAGACTGTGGCCAAGGACGGAACCATGCGGGGCGGCGCGCGTGTGAGCGCAGGCCGGAAGCCCAAGGCGCTGAAGGATAAAATCGACAGCGGGAATCCGGGCAAGCGGAATCTGACTGTGCTGGATTTTACCGGCGCTGCAGCTGACCTCGAAGGGCTGGACATGCCTCCGCCCAAAGAATACCTGGCTGCGAAGCAGAAGAATGGCAAGGATCTCGTGGCCGCAGAGGTATACAAGGAGACATGGAAATGGCTGGCGGACCGGGGATGCGCGAAGCTGGTCCCGCAGCAGCTCATTGAGCAGTATTCCATGGCGATCAGCCGGTGGATTCAGTGCGAGGAGAGCATTACCGAGTTCGGATTCCTGGCGAAGCATCCCACGACCGGCAGCGCGATCCCTTCCCCGTATGTGGCTATGAGTCAGAGCTTCGGGAAGATTGCAAATAATCTCTGGTTCCAGATTTATCAGGTGGTGAAGGAAAACTGCACCACGGACTACAAGGGAGCCACTCCGCATGACGATATGATGGAGCGCCTGCTCGCTGCACGACACGGATGACCCGGGAAGGACGGATATCATGAATGTGAAAACAATACCCCTGGCGGAGATTCACCCTTACGCGAATAACCCCAGGAAGAATGACGAGGCTGTTGCCGGCGTGGCAGCCAGTATCAAGCGGTTCGGTTTCCTGATTCCGATGGTCATTGACCGGAACAATGAAATCATCTGCGGCCACACCCGGTACAAGGCGGCCAAGCAGCTGGGCTTGGCGGAGGTGCCCTGTGTGATTGCGGACGAATTGACCGAGGAAGAGATCAGGGCGTTCCGCCTGGCGGATAACAAAGTATCCGAGAAAGCCACGTGGGATATGGACCTGCTGCCTGTGGAATTGGCCGGGATCATGCTCCCCATGGAAGACTTCGGCTTCGAGAGCATCTCACCGGATGATTTCGGTGAGAACTTCGTGCTGGATGAAGGCGAGAAGAAACCGTTCCAGCAGATCTCCATCACCGTCCATGACAAGCAGGCCGAGCTGATGCTCCGGGCGATCAAGTACGTGTATGACAACGACTTGGTGAACGAGACCTTTACCAACGAGAACCATAACGGCAACGGTCTGTACGAGGTGGTGAGAGAATGGGCAGAGCAAAAGAAATTGTTGTGAAGGTAATCCCTTCCACGATTGCCAACCCGTTCATCAAAGCGCACCACTATTCCGGCAAGGTCGTGAATAATAGCAAGCTGCACTTCGGCGTGTTTCTGGATGGCCAGCTGCATGGCGTGATGAGCTACGGCCCGAGTCTCGACAAGAGTAAAATCATCGGGCTTGTGGCGGATACCGGCTGGAACGAGTTCTTGGAGCTGAACCGGATGGCGTTTGACGCTGTGCTTCCGCGGGATTCCGAGAGCAGAGCCATTGCGATCAGTCTCCGCCTGCTGCGGAAGCATGCACCACAGGTCAAGTGGGTTATCTCCTTCGCGGATGCCTGCTCCTGCGGGGACGGCACCATATACCGGGCGAGCAATTTTGTCCTGACTGGAATCAAGGAGAATCTGAATCTGGCAGAATTGCCGGACGGGACCCGGGTCCACAAGATGACGCTGGCCAGCAATCCTACGTCACCGCGGAAGGAACTTGGTGGTCTTACGTTTTTCGATGTGACGGGCGGGACCTATGATTTCAAAAAATATCTCGCCTATGTCGGCGCAGAGCCGATTCCCGGCTTCCAGCTCCGGTATATCTACTTCATTGACCCGACCTGCAGGGCCAAGCTGACTGTGCCGGAGATTCCTTTCAGCCGGATAGACGAGCTTGGTGCAGGCATGTATAAGGGTGCCAAGGTCACACAGGCCGAGCGGCACGCAGTGGTCAGTTCAGAATAGAGGGCTTTTTCCATTCCTGTGAAGTACAGATGAAGGCGGAGGCTGCATAGTAAATGTTCTCCAGCTCATCAAAATCGAAGGTGACCTCCTTTCGCTCCGATTCATCTCGATACTTCTGATAGAGGGAAAGAAGCCTCATTCCGATTATCATTGCATCTTCAGCCAAATCGTCAGTTTTGAGTTCATTGAACGGCAAACCAAGAATGCGAAATAACCCGGGGTCAGAAGAAAGCTGCTGAATTCCTCGCTGAATTTGAAACCGATAACGTGCTTCGCTTGGACCGCCAATGGACAAGACATACAGACGCTGAATTCTCCCCAGGGCTTGGATCAGATCACGCATAAGAGACTCCTCCTGCAAGATAGATTAAAAGTCTATTTTCGCAGAGAGAAGCCTTTTATGCGATAGCAGAAAGCAAGCCTATACATAAACGTGCGCAGGTAGTTCAACGGTAGAACGGTCATCTTTCCAGATGGCAGACGGCGGTTCGACTCCGACCTCTGTGCTCCACTTTTGATTCCGGAGGGACATCCATGGCGATGGAGTTGTCAATACTGCGCCAGATGCAGGCGCTGCCGCTCGAGGCGAAGGTGCTGAAAACGCAGCTGCGCATTCGTGAGTGGTACAACTACTGGGGCGGTGACGTATACGTCAGTTTCTCTGGCGGCAAAGACAGCACCGTCCTTTTGCATATGGCCAGGGAGGTCTATCCGGATATCCCGGCTGTGTTTTCTGATACCGGCCTGGAATTCCCGGAAATCAGGGAGTTTGTGAAGACGATCCCGAACGTCATCTGGCTGAAGCCGGACATGAATTTCCGCAAGGTCCTTGAGAAGCACGGATATCCTGTGGTTGGAAAGGATCAGGCGCACTGGATTGAGCAGGCGCGGTCTGGCAAGGTCTCCACCATGAAGAACCGCTTGTATGGAATCATGCCGGACGGGCGGAAAACCTCCTTCAAAATCTCGGAACAATGGCACTACCTGATGAATGCGCCTTTCAAGATCAGCGCGGAATGCTGCCACGAGATGAAGAAGAAGCCCATGAACCGTTACGCCAAGGAGACGGGCAGGCAGCCGATTGTCGGGACCATGGCCTGTGAGAGCCTGATTCGGCAGCAGCATTACCTCCGGGAAGGCTGCAACGCCTACGATCTCAAGCGTCCGATTTCTAAGCCGATGTCCTTCTGGCTGGAAGAAGATGTCTGGGAATATATCAGGACACGGAACCTGCCTTACAGTAAGATTTACGACATGGGCTATAAGCGGACCGGCTGCATTTTCTGCATGTTCGGTGCGCATTGCGATAAGGAACCCACCCGCTTCCAACAGCTGCAAAAGACCCACCCGAAGTTGTGGCGTTACTGCATGAAGGACTTTGAAGCCGGTGGGCTTGGCATGCGGCAGGTGCTCGAGTATATGGGTATCCCGTATGAGAACTATCACGATCCCGAGGAGGAGTCTCATGGAGATTCAAAAGATCCCGGTCACCCGGCTGAACCCGGCAGCGTACAATCCCCGGGTGGAATTGAAGCCCGGTGACAAAGAGTACGAGAAGCTGAAGCGGTCCATTTCCGAGTTCGGATATGTCGAGCCAGTGATTTTCAACCGACAGACCGGGAATGTGGTCGGCGGCCACCAGCGTCTTGCCGTCATGAAGGATCTCGGAATGACGGAGATTGAGTGCGTGGTAGTGGACCTTGACCTCCAACGGGAAAAGGCGCTGAACATCGCGCTGAACAAAATCCAGGGTGAGTGGGATGAGACGAAGCTGGCCGCGATCATGGCGGACTTCGATGCCGAGTCCTTCGATGTTTCCCTCACCGGCTTTGATGCCGATGAGGTGGACGCGCTGCTGAACAAATTCTACTCCCACGATGCCGCGGAGGATGACTTCGACCATGAATCTGCCAGGAAGGAAATCGAGGAGTCCGGTGGTCCCGTCACCGAACCCGGCGATATGTGGCGGCTTGGCAATCACCTGCTGATTTGCGGCGATCCCGAGGACCCCGTGATGTATGAGCAGCTTCTGGGCCTTGGCCGAGCGCAGTGCGCTGTGACTTCTCCGCCCATCGATCCGAAGGAGTATGCGAAGGACGGTCTTGATCCCTGGCTGAAGCGGATGGCCGGCGTGCTGAAAAATCTGGTCCGCAGGGCGGATATCGTCTGCTGGCGGACGGAGGACATGGCCAAGACCGGCAGCCAGTACATTGAGCCTCTGGCGCTGCACTCCATGAAGCTGTTTGCTGACGAAGATTTCCGGCCAATCTGGAACCGTATCTGGAAAATGACCGGAAACGTGCCGACTCTCGGCGCGTTGCAATCCTCCTCTAACAAGCCGACCACGGAATATGATTATATCTCTGCGTTTGCCGGCGCGGAGACGGACATCTATAACGATCAGGAATACTCGTGGGTTTCAGCTTTTGCCTCCCATGCCTTCCAGTTTGTGAAGCGGCTGACCCGGGATGAACGGCGCAAGTGGGGTTATGCCGGTGTGTGGGAGATCTCCGTCATGGCTCGCGGGAAGGACGGCGAGCTTCAGATTCCGATTGAGCTGCCCTGGAGGTGCATCAAGATGCATTCCGATGTGGGCCGCGAGGTGCTGGACCCCTTCGCCGGGCTTGGCTCCACGATCATGGCCTGTGAGCAGTCCGGGCGGCAGTGCCGGGCGATTGAAAAAGACCCGATGCACTGCGACCTGATCATTCGCCGCTTCGAGCAGTTTACCGGCGAGAAGGCCGTGAAGCTCTGATTTTCTGAGAAAATGAGCTTTCTTTCCACGGGTGTCTCTGGTAAGACTCACTCAGCCGCGATGCGGCAGAGAAAGGAGATCGGAACCATGACGAACCTGATGGCAAGAGCGCAGGAGATCAGACTTCCGGCGAACAGCACACCGGAGATGCTCGAGGAAAATTGGAGCTGTGTATTGACCTTCGGGAGCCGGGTGTTGCTGGCCGGGTATTTTGCACAGGGCTTTGGCAAGGATAGCTTCTTCGGTGCGGTGTATGAATTCACCACGAAGGATCATAGCATCGAGGGAGAGATCAAGCTGGTGGCGATCAGTGACGAGTATTTTCCGGACAACGGCCACGCGATTGCCTGGGCGATGGACCACTGAAAGGAGCGGTGACACATGGCAGCATTCAGCACAGGAATGACGGTAATGACCCGCGGGGTTGCAGACAGGATCGAGGAGGACACGGGCTTCGCAGCGTTCGTGACCAACTGCTTCGGCAGGTACCTTGCCCGGGACTGGGGCGATGTATGCGAGGAAGACCGCATTTCCAACGATGAAGCTTACAACGGCGAGGACCGCATTGTAGCGGCTTACGAGCGGAAGGGCCACCCGGAGGACAAGATCTGGATCATTACCGAGTGGGACCGCAGCGCGACCACGGTACTTTTCCCCAGCGAGTATTGAGGAGGTGCCGAGCATGAACAGATTTCCGACTCAAAAGGAAGTAGCCAGGACCCGGACGGTTTACCCCAAGGGAACCAGAATCGTATTGATAGCGATGGAGGACCCCTACACCAAGCTGAAGGCCGGTGACATGGGCACGGTGGAATACGTGGACGATGCCGGCCAGATTCAGATGCATTGGGACTGCGGTTCATCGCTGGCCCTGATCCCGGGAGTAGACAGCTTCCGGAAACACGAGAACTGAACGACCCAGCGCCTTCGGGCGCTTTTTTTGTTGCCAACCGAGAAAGGAGATGACGGCTGTGCGATACAAACCCACGAAGTTCAAGCTGCCGACATCTCATTACGATAAAGCTCAGGCGGACTACGTGGTGAACTTCATCCAGTGCCTCAAGCATACCAAAGGCCGCTGGGACGGCGAGGCGTTTCACCTGCTGCCATGGCAGGAGCAGATTGTCCGGGATATCTTCGGAGTGCTGAAGCCGAACGGAAAACGGCAGTTCACCACGGCATATATCGAGATTCCGAAGAAAAACGGGAAAAGCGAGCTGGCAGCTGCCATCGCACTCTATCTCCTCTTCGGTGACGGCGAGCCTTCCGCGGAGGTATACGGTGCCGCGGCGGACAGGCAGCAGGCCAGTATCGTCTTCGATGTGGCGCACCAGATGCTGAAGAAAAGCCCGGCCTTGATGCGGCGCGCAAAGATCCTGTCGGCCAACAAACGCATTCTGAACCATCAGAACAACGGATTCTATCAGGTGCTGTCGGCGGAGGTCGGCACGAAGCATGGTCTTAACGTCTCCGGCCTCGTGTTGGATGAGGTCCACGCGCAGCCCAACCGAGAGCTATATGACGTGCTTACAAAGGGCAGCGGCGATGCCAGGGAACAACCGCTTTTCTTCCTGATTACGACCGCCGGAAACGATGTGAACAGCATCTGTTATGAGCTGCACCAGAAGGCCGTGGACATTCTGGAAGGCCGGAAGATCGACAACACCTTCTATCCTGTCATCTTCGGCGCGGATGAGTCGGAGGACTGGACGGACCCGAAGGTCTGGAAAAAGGCCAACCCGTCTCTGGGGGAAACGATCACCATGGACAAGGTCAAAGAAGCCTGTGCTTCCGCGCAGGACAATCCTGCTGAAGAGAATACTTTCCGGCAGCTGAGGCTGAATCAATGGGTGAAACAAACAGTCCGCTGGATGCCGATGCTCAAGTGGGATGCCTGCGCATTCCCTGTGGACCCGGATGCCCTCCGGGGCCGGATGTGTTACGGCGGCCTGGACCTGTCCTCCACATCGGATATCACGGCTTTCGTGCTGGTATTCCCTCCGGAGGAACCCGAGGGCAAGTATGAGATACTGCCGTTCTTCTGGCTGCCGGAGGAAACGATAGACCTGCGTGTGCGCCGGGATCACGTCCCCTATGATGTCTGGTCCCGGGAAGGGCTGGTCTTCACAACCGAAGGAAACGTGATCCACTACGGCTTCATTGAGGAATTCATTGAGGAGCTGGGCACGAAGTACAACATTCGGGAGATTGCCTTCGACCGTTGGGGAGCGGTGCAGATGTCCCAGAACCTTGATGGTGCCGGCTTTACGGTGGTGCCCTTTGGCCAGGGATATGCGAGCATGTCTCCTCCGACCAAGGAGCTGCTGAAACTGGTCCTGGAGGGACGGCTTGCTCATGGCGGTCACCCGGTACTCCGCTGGATGGTGGATAACGTGACGGTGCGGACGGACCCTGCCGGGAACATCAAGCCCGATAAGGAAAAGAGCACCGAGAAAATTGACGGTGCCGTTGCCCTGATCATGGCCCTTGACCGGGCGATCAGGCACGAGAACGATGGCATTTCTGTCTATGACGAGAGGGGGTTGCTGTTCGTATGAGCATTTTCAGTCGGATGTTCAAAGCGCGGGATAAGCCTGCCAACAGTCTGAACGGTTCCGGATATTCCTTCCTTTTCGGGCCTACGGTGGCCGGAAAGGCTGTGAACGAGCGCTCTGCCATGCAGATGTCGGCTGTTTATGCCTGTGTCCGGATTCTTTCCGAGGCGATTGCCTCCCTGCCGCTGCATTTTTACCAGTACAACGGCGCAGGCGGAAAGGAAAAGGCCCTGCAGCACCCGCTTTACAGTCTGCTTCATGATGAACCGAACCCGGAAATGTCGGCTTACTCTTTCCGGGAAACGCTCATGACGCACCTGCTTTTGTGGGGGAACGCTTACGCGCAGATTATCCGGAACGGGCGCGGCGAGGTTACTGCCCTATATCCCCTGATGCCGGACCGGATGGAAGTGGACCGGGATGACCGAGGCCACATCTATTACGAATACACCCGGGCTGACTCGGATGCCAACACGCTGGGGAAACGGCAGACCGTGATTCTTCTCCCAGAGGACGTTTTCCATATTCCGGGCCTCGGGTTTGACGGCCTCGTTGGGTACTCTCCCATTGCTATGGCCAAGCAGGCCATTGGCATGGGACTGGCTTGTGACGAGTACGGTGCCGCCTTCTATCAGAACGGCGCGCAGCCGGGCGGTGTCCTCGAGCATCCGGGCGTGGTCAAAAACCCGCAGCGGGTCCGGGATTCCTGGAACGCGATCTATCAGGGAGCGCGGAATGCGCACAAGATTGCGATCCTCGAGGAAGGAATGAGCTATAAGCCCATTACCATCTCGCCGGAACAGGCGCAGTTCCTCGAAACGCGGAAGTTCCAGATTGACGAGATTGCCCGGATTTTCCGGGTCCCGCCTCACATGGTCGGAGACCTGGATAAATCCTCCTTCTCCAATATCGAGCAGCAGTCCCTGGAATTCGTGAAATATACGCTGTCCCCATGGATCAGCCGCTGGGAACATGCCATTCACCGGTCCCTGCTCCTCCCATCCGAGAAACCGCAGTATTTTGCTCGGTTCAACGTGGAAGGCCTGCTGCGCGGAGACTACCAGAGCCGCATGCAGGGTTACGCTGTGGCCAGGCAAAACGGCTGGATGAGCGCCAACGATATCAGGGAGCTGGAAAACCTTGACCTGATTCCGGATGAGCGCGGCGGAAATCTTTATCTGATCAACGGCAACATGACCAAGCTGGAAGATGCCGGCCTGTTCGCCGGAAAGAACGGAGGCAGCGATGGCGGAGACCAAGATGGTGAAGATCGACCAGATCAAACCATACGCGAAGAATCCAAGGGACAACAGCGAATCCGTCCCACGGGTGGCTGAAAGTATCCGGAAATTCGGGTTCCTGCAGCCGATTGTCGTGGACGCTGACGGCGTGATTCTCGCCGGCCACACCCGATATGCTGCCGCCAAGAGTCTGGGTCTGACTGAGGTCCCGGTCTGGTACGCCACGGACCTCACTCCCGCGCAGGCGCGTGCTTACCGGCTCGCGGACAACAAGGTGGCGGAGGGTTCGAAATGGGTCCCGCACCTGCTGGCAGCGGAAATCGAAGCCGTGGAGATGGAGGACCTGACCTTTGATGCCGCCTCCTTCGGACTGGAATCGTCCGCGGATATGCAGCGGCGAAAAAGCTGGGAAAACTGCGGGAAGAAATGCGGTCTGGAGCCGAAAATCTCCCTGCGGAAGAAGCATGACGCTTTCTACACCAGCTTTTATTCTGTCGGCAAAAATGGCCGGAGCATTGATGAAATCAAAGAGGACCCGAGCATGGTGCTGCCATTCGCGGAAAACCTCACGGATTATCTCCTCCGGACCTATGGGAAAAGCCTTCCTTACGGCAGCTGGTGCCTGTGTACGGCACCGAGACGCCGGCATACGGAAGGCTTTCATTTTGCAACGGAAATCTGCAGAGCGGCGGCCTCCATGCTGGGGCTGCCTTTTTACGAGGGAGCCATTACCTGCAACAACCGGGACCGGCTCCATCCGGAATTGAAACTGGCAATCAATCCGGAGGAAATCAATGTCATTCTCTATGACGATGTCATGACCACGGGCGTGACCCTGCGGGAATCGCGCGCGCTGCTCATGGCACAAGGGCATAACGTTGTCCAGGTGGTCGCGATCAGAAACCAATGATCGTGCTGCACCGAGAAAAATAAACTTCCAAGAAGGGGGAACTGCTGATGAAACGGTTCTGGAACTGGGTCCGGGATGAAACCAACCCGGAGGAACGAACGCTGCGGCTGGAGGGGGCCATTGCAGAGGAAAGCTGGTTTGACGATGAAATCACGCCGGCAGTCTTCAAAGATGAGCTGATGTCCGGCAGCGGACCAATCACCGTGTGGATCAACTCGCCGGGCGGAGATTGCGTAGCCGCAGCGCAGATTTACAACATGCTCATGGACTACCCGGCGGATGTGACGGTGAAGATTGACGGGATTGCGGCCAGTGCGGCTTCGGTCATTGCGATGGCCGGCACGAAGGTCTGCATGAGTCCGGTTTCCCTGATCATGATTCACAATCCGCTGACCATTGCCATGGGTGACAGCGAGGAAATGAAGAAAGCGATCAAGCTGCTGGACGAGGTCAAGGAAAGCATCGTGAATGCTTACGAGATCAAGACCGGGCTGAACCGCGACAAGATTTCCCGCTTGATGGACGAAGAGACCTGGATGAATGCGAACCGGGCCAAGGAGCTGGGTTTCTGTGACGAAATCCTGTTTTCTCCGGAAGCAGTCCAGGACTCATTCTCTTATTCCCGGAAAACGAACACGGCCTGCCTGCTGAATAAGCTGAAGGCCAAACTACCCGAGAAAGCGCCGGACCGCGTGCCAGTGAAAGATCTGGATCAGCGGCTGGCGCTTTTGAAACACTATTGATTATGGAGGGTTGCTTATGAATCGGATTCTTGAACTGCGCGAGAAGCGCGCGAAGGCGTGGGACGCTGCCAAGGCTTTTCTGGATTCCCGCAGGGGTGCGGACGGCATGATTTCTGCGGAGGATTCCGCGACTTACGACAAGATGGAGGCGGATGTGGTCTCCCTCGGCAAAGAGATCGAGCGTCTGGAACGCCAGATGGAGATCGACAACGAGCTGAACCGCGCGACCAGCACTCCGCTGACCGCGAAGCCCGAGACCCCTGTGCGCGCCGAGAAGACCGGGCGCGGCTCCAAGGAGTATGAGACGGCTTTCTGGAAGGCTTTCCGGAACAAGTCCGTTCCTCATGAGGTCTATAACGCTCTGGAGACCGGCGATGATTCTGAGGGCGGATATCTGGTGCCGGACGAGTATCAGCGGACCCTGATCGATGCCCTGCAGGAGGAGAACGTGTTCCGCCGTCTGGCGCACGTGATCACCACCTCTTCCGGGGACCGCAAGATTCCCGTGGTTGCCTCCCACGGAACCGCCGCCTGGATTGACGAAGAGGCGCAGTATCCCGAGTCTGACGATGCCTTCGGTCAGGTCTCCATCGGTGCCCACAAGCTGGCCACGATGCTGAAGATCTCCGAGGAGCTGCTGAACGACTCCGCCTTCAATATGCCCCAGTATGTGGCGCGTGAGTTCGCTCGCCGAATCGGTGCTGCGGAAGAGGAAGCCTTCTTCACCGGCAACGGCACCGGAAAGCCTCTGGGCATTCTGGCCGGCAAGGTGGACGGCAAGGATGTCGGCGCGCAGGTTGGCGTGACCACTGCGAACGCGACCGCCTTTACCGTGGACGAGGTGATTGACCTCTTCTACTCACTGCGTGCTCCCTATCGCCGGAAGGCCGTGTTCGTGATGAACGACACCACCATCAAGGCGCTGCGGAAGCTGAAGAACGGCACTGGGGACTATATCTGGCAGCCTTCCATCCAGGTGGGTGAACCTGACCGGCTGCTGGGCAAACCGGTGTATACTAGCCAGTTCATGCCCGAGGTTGCTGCCGGAGCGAAGACCATTCTCTTCGGTGATCTCGGTTATTACTGGATTGCTGACCGCCAGGGCCGTTCCTTTAAGCGGCTGAACGAGCTTTATGCTCCCACCGGTCAGGTCGGCTTCCTGGCTTCCGAGCGTGTGGATGGCCGCATGATTCTGCCCGAGGCTGCGAAGGTCCTGCAGCAGAAGGCGTGACGAGGAGGTTTGACGTATGAGCTACCAGACCAAGAACTACACCGCTCATGGCGGTGCTGAGACCGTGATTGGCGGGAAACTCACCTTTCTCGCCGGCGCGGAGATTGACGATCAGGCGGGTGCCATTGCCGGAGCTGCTGTTACTCCTGCTGCTGCACAGGCGGATAGTGAGGCCGCCACCGTTGCTGCGCTGAAAAGTGACTTCAACGATCTGCTGGCCAAGCTCCGTGCTGCCGGCTTGATGGCTGCTGAAGCCGTGGCGGAGGAACCTGCCGAGAACACGGAAGGAAACGGTGACAATGCCGGTGGTGGCACTTGATCGTTTCCCTTGACGAGCTAAAGGCCCATCTGCGTGTGCTGACGGATGACGAGGACACGCTCCTCACATCCCTGCTCATGCAGGCGCAGGCCGCGGCGGAGGATTATTGCCGAGCCACATGGACGGCGGAGGACGTTCCGGAGACGGTCCGCTTGGCCGTGCTCCTGATGGCCTCCCATTTCTATGAGTTCCGGGATTCCTCCGACCGGAATGCTTACAACACGATGATGCATGCTTTTCACGCGCTGCTCTATCCGAACCGCGTGATTGACAGCATGTTCTGATCTTTCAGAAGGAGGTGATCCCATGAATCTCCCTCACCCCGGCGAACTGCGGCACTTGGTGGACATCGGGAAAACGGAGAACACGGTGAACGTGAACGGATATCCGGAGGAAACCGACACCGTGGTTTGCCGGGTGTGGGCCGGGGTCATGGATGATGCCTCCTCCAGATACTTCGGATCAAGCGGAGCGGAGAACGCACAGCGGGGACTGTGTTTCATGATTCGGTGGCGCAAGGACGTGAGGGCCGGCATGTGGGTCATGTGGAATGATGAAAAGCAGTTGATCACAGAAGTCGGCGAGTACGATTTCAAACGCCGGTATATGAAGCTGATAACACAGTCGGTCAAGGGGGTGCAGTAACATGCGGATTGTCCAGGAAGCGCTTGCTCCCACGGGGATTCCGGCCTTTGCCGGAGCCTGGAAGAGCACGCCGGAGAATCCGACCGCCCCTGACCAGTATATCGTTTACACCACCATGGTGACGGAGGACGAGCACTGGGACGATGAATTCCAGAAGTATCGCGTATACGTCTATCTGAACCTGTGGAGTAAGGGCGATCCTACCGCCGCTGTGCGGTCCATCCGCTCCGCCATGAGACTGGCAGGGTTCGGGTTCTACGATGAAACCGACTCCTACAATGACGATACGGATTATCACCTTGTGGCCGGAACATGGGTGATCACCGTATCTGATACGGCATGAGCCTCGAAGTATCCGGGACCGTTGACCTGCGGAACGATCTGACCGAAATGGCGGACCGGCTCTCCACATCCGGCAACAATGGAAGCCGGGCCACCCGGTACATCCTGCAGCAGGCCGCGGAGCCTGTTTTGCAGAAAATGCAGCAGAACGCGAAAACGGACCCGAAAATGATCACTCACAAGCTTCATAACTCCATCAAGATCGGCAAGGTCGTGAAACGCCGAAAGGGCGGATACCGCGTGACCGTTGGTGTCCATCGCTCGGACGGCGGAGCTGAGTATGCCAATCCTGTGGAGTTCGGCCATGGCGGACCGCATCCGGCACCGCCTCACCCCTTTGTCCGGCCAGCCTTTGATGCAGCGGCGGACGAAGCATATGACCGAGTGAAGCGCGATCTCATTACTGCCCTGGATTCCAGGGGACTTCTATGATATGGAGGTAACGAACTATGGCTGATCCCACTCCGGTTGCCGCTCCTGCGGTATCCTCTACCATTGGTCTCAAAAATCTGGTGATTGCTCCGGTCCTGACGGATACGGAGGAAAGCACCACGTATGATACCCTGCAGAAAGTGGCCGGTGCCATTGAAGCGAGTATCACTCCCGCGAATACGGACCCGGACGTCCAGTATTACGATGACGTGGAAGGAGACGTTCTCTATCCGGACCCCGAGCTGACTTTCCGGACCCGCCTGGCGGATATTCCGCTGTCCATCCAGGAAATGATCTTCGGAAACGAGATCGATGACAACGGTGTCCTGATCCGGACGGCCACGGATAAGCCCGGATACTTCGCCGTGGGTTTCAAGTCCGAAAAGGCGAACGGCAAGTTCCGCTTCGTCTGGCTTTACAAGGTTCGCGCCAAGCCCGTGACCGAGAACTACGCCACGAAGGAAGGCAGCACGATCACCCGCCAGACCGGCGAGGTTGAATGGACTGCCGTGAAGCGTATCTCTGACGGTCGTTATCAGGCAATTGCGGACGAAGGCGAGAACGGCTTTACGGCTGCGATGGGTGAAACCTTCCTGGCCAGCGTGTATACGCCTACCTTCACGCCGACTCCCTGACGATTTTCTGCTGCCCGTCCTGTGCTGACGGGCAGCTAACTTTTTCTGAGGAGGTTTTCCATGATTACCTGCACTCTGGGAGATAAGAAATACTCCGTGGATTTCATTACCGGACGCGCGCTGCGGGAACTTGAACCGGCGCTGAACATGTATAGCAGGATTGTGCAGATTTCCGCTGCCGCCGTGAAGGGCGAAAAGCTCCCGGAGGGCGAAGACGCTCCGAAAATCTCCGAGGCTATGGATGTGATGCTCCATTGGTTCTGCATTCTCTTCGGGAACCAGTTCACGCCGGATGACATGTTGGACCATTACCCCGCGGACCGGCTCATGCACGACATGGCTCTGGCCATTATGGCAGTCCAGTCCCAGACCACGGAGGTCCTGAGTGATTTCCCTACGAAGGCAGCGGAAACGGAGACGAATCCGGAATAACGCTGCCGGACTATATCTATGGCACATATAACGCGCTGATGGAATCCGGCTGGCGGTTTGAGGACATCGACCGAATGGATTTCCTCGGATTCCTGCGGGTCCGGGCCTGGAAGCTGAAGCGGGAAAAAGCGAAAACTGCTCCCCGAAAGGCGTACATCGATCAGGTGTGGCCGGACCTCAAGTAATTACATCCGGTTATGGAATTAACGCCGGAACAGCCTTCAACCCGTTGAAAAATAACGATTCTTCTTTCCGGGGAATTACACGTTCCTCTGTAAATACTGCTGAAAATCGAGGTGAGAAGCATGGCGGAGGTCCTTCGTGACCTTGTGGTTTCGCTGTCGTTGGACAGTGATAATTTTACCCGGAATCTGACCTCGATTAACGCGCAGATCTCCGAAGCGGAGAGCGAATTCCGGAAAGCCGGTGCCGGAGTCTCCAATTTCGAGCAGACCACTGCCGGCGCGGAAGCCAAGCTTTCCTCCCTGCAGAAGAAACTGGAATTGCAGCAGAAGGCTGTGGATCAGTACCAGCGTGCGCTGAATGCAGCCAATGCAAAGCTGAAGGCTTCGTATGAGAAGCATCAGCAGCTGAATACCGCGCTGGGCGAGGCCAAGGACAAGAATGCCCAGCTCAAGGAGCAGGTATCCGAAGCCAAGAACGAGTATGAAAGGCTCCGGCGCGAACTCGGTGAGGACAATGAAGCCACGAAGGCCGCCAAGGAGCGGCTGGAAGAGCTGAATCAGGAATATAAAACGTCCTCCGAAGAGGTCGGAAAGCTCGAAGGGCAGCTGCAGGCCAATTCGAAGGCCATGCAGAACAACGCCAATGCCGTCACCAAGGCGCAGACGAATCTGAATAACGCCGAAGGCGCTGTGGAACGGACGAAGGCGGAAATCCAAGAGACCACCGATGCCCTGCGCCGGATGCAGTCGGCATGGACCTCTGTTGGTACGGCCATGACCGACTTCAGCCAGAAAGCTGAAAAGCTCGGAAAGAACATGCAGAAGGTCGGCAAAACGCTGACCACATCGCTGTCTGTTCCGATTGCGGCCCTTGGTACGGCTGCCGTGAAAGCCTCTATTGATTTTGAATCCGCCTTCACCGGGGTTCGGAAGACCGTGGATGCCACGGAGGAAGAATACGCGGAGCTGGCAGATGAAATCAAGAAAATGAGCACCGAGGTGGCCACCTCCACCACGGACATCGCGGCGGTCATGGAAAACGCCGGGCAGCTGGGTATCCGGAATGAGAATCTGGTGGAATTCACCCGGACCATGATCGACCTGGGCAATTCCACAAATGTGGCTGCGGATGAGGCGGCCACGGCCATTGCGCAGTTTGCCAATGTCACCGGTATGTCGCAGGATCAGTTCCAGAACTTCGGTTCTGCGCTGGTTGATCTGGGTAACAATTTCGCCACGACAGAAGCGGATATCATGGAAATGTCCTCCCGCCTTGCTTCTGCCGGCTCGCAGGTCGGACTATCCGAGGCGCAGATTCTGGGCTTTGCCACGGCACTTTCCTCTGTCGGCCTCGAGGCTCAGGCAGGCGGCACTGCCTTCTCCAAGGCAATGATTCAAATGCAGGTGGCCGTGGAAACCGGCGGCCAGGCATTGACGGATTTTGCCAAAGTATCCGGAATGACGGAAAAGCAGTTCCAGGAACTGTGGAAATCCGACCCGGCTGGAGCAATCCAGGCGTTTATTGTCGGCCTGTCCAAGATGGACGAAGAAGGCGTTTCTGCCATTGCCACGCTGGATGAGATGGGCTTCAAAGAGGTCCGGCTGCGGGATACCCTGCTGCGCGCGACCAATGCCACGGAGTTGTTCTCCCGGGCGCAGGATACCGCAAACCAAGCCTGGCAGAAGAATTCCGCACTATCCGAAGAAGCCGGCAAACGGTACGCCACCACGGAATCCAAGATCAAGAATCTGAAAAACTCCGCAGTGCTCCTTGCGCAGCAGTTTGGAAACAGCCTGATTCCGGTACTGGAGAAAATACTGGAAGCGGCCAAGGGCCTGATTGATCGGTTCTCCGCTCTGGATGAGAGCCAGCGGACGCAGATCATCCGGCTGGCGGCCATTGTCGCAGCTGTCGGGCCTGTGATTTCCATCCTTGGAAAGCTGACCTCCACGGTTGGATCAGTCTCCGGAGCTATCGGCAAGTTTGCGACATCCGTAGCCTCGGCAGGCGGCGGATTCAAGGGCTTCCTGTCGGTGCTCAAATCTTCCCCTGCGACATGGGTGGCCGTTGCTGCCGGAATCGTTGCGGCAGGCGTTGCCCTCAATAATTATCTGACTGGATATTCGCAGGCCAAGAAGACGATATCCGAGATGAACGATCTGGCCAAGGATATCAAGAACAACGGAGTTTCCACTCTGTATGATACCGGCACCTCGGATGTGTTGGCGCGCTTCGGCCTGTCCTCTTCTGATTTCCAGTTTGCCGTGGATACGTCCAAGAACTGGATGGATTCCCTGACCACGGTATGGTCGGACGGCAAGAAGGAAACCGCGGAAATCGTCTCTGCTTTCACGGACTCGTTTGCCGAGGCAAGCGACTCCATCCGGGAAGGAATCAATGCCCGGCGCAGTGCCCTGGAGGGTGTGGGCCTGCTGGATGCGGAAGCCCAGAAGAAGCTGGACAATGATACGGCCCAGCTGGATAAATGGGACGCTGAGATTGCCCGGCTGCTGAAGAAACGGCAGAACCGGATGCTTTCCGCGAAGGATCAGGCGCGGCTTGATGAGATTATCACCATGCGCGCGCAGCTCCGCCTGGAATACATCGGGGTCGAATCCGAGTCTTATGACAAAATCCAGGAAGGGATTGAGAACGAGAAAGCCCGTGTGGCAGCCATTGGCGAAACGATCTCCGTGGACGTATACGGGGACGCGCTGGCAGCGGCGGCCAAGGGCCACGACTCGTTCATTGCCTCCCTTGACGCGGAGTATGATTCCCGGAGATCGAACCTCCTCCTGATCGAGGATGAGGCCAAGCGGGTCGAAGCTCTGGCGGCTTTGGACGCTTGGTATTCCGCCCAGCGGCAGCAGGATGCCGAAAAGTATCAGGAGACTGTGAGCGGTATCGGTAAGGAGGCTTACGATACTGCCGGCCTGCAGGATTCCGTGAACCAGATCGGTGAACTGTATACGATCATGCAGGGCTTCGATGGTTCACAGGAAGGGCTGGAGAAGGTCCAGGAATGGATGAACGGCATGGACCCGAGCGGTCTCGCCTCCACACTGGCAGTTCTGACCCAGCTCAAAGATGCCGGAATCGGTGAAGACCTTCTGGGCTTTGACCCTGCCGGCCTGCTGGCACAATGGCAGACGATTTCCAATGTGGCCTCTGCCTATCCGGAAAAACTGAAGGGCCTCAATGATGTGGTCAACGAGACCATTTCCGGCGAAGTCCACGATGTCATGCTCAATCTGAATCTGGAAACTGCCACGCAGCAGTGGGCGGATTTCATGGAGGGCAAAGATGTCTTTAACACCAAGCTGAACATTGAGGGAGATGCCGGTATGGTGGATATTACCGGCAACGTCTCCCTGTCTCCTCTGGACCAAGGCCGTGTGAAACTCTGGAAGTCCCTGCCGGCCAACCAGATCAGTATTTCCGCTCCGGTAAATGCGAGCGTGGGGCTGACCTTCGGGTCGAACTGGTCCGAAGAATTGAACAGCCTCTGGGAAGCCGAAAAGCTGAAGGTTTACGGGACCAACGGCCTGCCGATTGACCTCACGCCGGAGGTAGTGGCCAAGCTCACCACGCAGGATATCGTGGTCGGGATGTCGGATGACGGCACCTATCACGTCATTGTGAAACCCCAGTGGGAAGGCGCGACCGCGGAAGACGTAAAGCAGGTCATGGATGAAGTGAGCGATGCCGCGAACTCCAACAACGGCCTCTTCTGGTCCAGTTTCCTGGCTTCCAGCTCAAAGGATGCCATGGCTACGGCGAGCGATTACTATAAGCAATATTCCGAGCTTGGCTGGAAGGGCCTGCTGCCGGAACTTGGTGTTATGAAGCATGAGCTGCTGCAATGGGCAGACAATATCATCACGCCGGAAATGGCAGAAAGCATGGCGAACGCCACAGCTACGATCCTCGGAGCTGCACTGAACGGCGAAGAGCTGGACCCGGAAGCCGTCACATTCCTGCAGGACATGGCGAACCTGCTGGACTATATTGCCCAGTACGGCGAGAACGAGGACCTGCTGTCCGGGGTGATTTCCAATTTCAACGAGCTGGGCGTGAACATGCAGGCTGCGGATCTCCCGGAATTCCTGCGGAATCTATCCGAGGGAACAATCCCGGAGGATATCGCGGCTCAGTTTGCTTCCATCGGGCAGGAGGTCGGCACGGATACCGGCGCAGGTGTCGGTGAAGGCCTGACTGGATATGACTATACCGAGGACGCGAACGCATCCGCCCAGAGCATGGAAGACAGCCTGCGGACCGCGTATGATTCCCACTCTCCATCCGAAAAGATGAAGCCCGTGGGCAAAGACGTGGCCGCGGGGATCGGTGCCGGCCTGCTCGAATATGACCCGGCAGAAGATGTGGCCGCCTTTGCCGCGAAGATGAAGGCTGCAACGGTGCTGGCGATGCCGGCGAACAGCTATAAGCAGATCGGAATTAACCTGATGAGCGGCCTCAAGAGCGGAATCAACGCCGGACGGGCCAGCGTGATTACCGCGGTGAAGGATGCCGCCTCTGCTGCTGTTCGGGCAGCGAAGCAGGCCCTGCAAATCCAGTCTCCTTCCCGGGTCTTCCGGGACGAGGTTGGCGTGATGACCATGAAGGGCCTGGGCGAAGGCATTGTTGCCGAAACCAAGGAGCAGGCAAAGATCATCCGGAACGCGGCCAGGTATCTGACGGATGAAGCCGCAGACGGGTCGATTGCCGCCGCTTCCAGCAGCAAGACCTACAATGCGAACAGCAACGTGAATCTGACCGGGAACAATTTCTATGTGAATGACGCGCAGGATGCTTACGCCATGGCGGTGGAGATTGCGGAAATCACCAAACGCCAGCAGCGAGGCATGGGCCTGCGGATGGCTTAACGGGAGGTGACCGCCGTGGTACTGACGGACTGGTTTGAATGGAACGGGACCCGATGCACAAGCTTCGGGATTCATGTCACGGAACATCCGGCGATCACATTTCCCGCGGAGCGGATCACGAACACAGCCATTCCCGGGAAAAGCGGAAACCTGACTTCCCTGGAAGGCGCGTATGTTTATGACGATATGCTCCTGACGGTGACCTGCTGGATTGAAAGCCTTGACCAGCTGGATGCCGTGGCCCATTGGCTGCGGGGTTCCGGTACGGTACGCTTTGCCAACCGCAGCAGCGGCTTCTATTATGCCCGGGTGTGCAATCAGATTCCCTTTGACCGGATTCTGCGCGGGAATCCGCAGCGGAGCTTTTCCGTGACCTTCCGCTGCAAACCCTTTCTGTATCTGGATGACAGCCCGGACGAAACGGTCACATCTTCCGGCAGCGTGATTACCAATCCGGGTGCTGTGGATTCCGAGCCGCTCATCCGGGTCTATGGCAGCGGGGATATTACCCTGATGGTCGGGACCGAAATCGTGGAGCTGGAAGACATCTCCAGCCAGATCTTCCTGGACTCCGAAATTCAGGAAGCCTACAAGGGCACTTCTTCCATGAACAGCCACATGAGCGGCGAATTTCCGAAGCTCCTGCCCGGTATGAACGCGATCAGCTGGACCGGGAACGTGACAAGTCTTGTGATAACGCCGAGGTGGCGGACATTATAACCGGAGGTGAAAGCATTGATTTGTGTCTATGATGCCGCGTGCACGGATTTCTCCAATAACGGCCTCGGACCAATCAATCCGACCTCCTGCCAGGTAACGGAAACCCTCAACGGCGAATACGAACTGACCCTGATTCATCCGATTGACGATTATGGAAAGTGGCAGCGGCTGGTGGAGGGCAATATCGTCCGCGCGCCTGTGCCGGCAGCCATGACTCCGCAGATCAATCTGAAGATTTCCAGCCCGACCTCTTCCACGCTGATTTATCGGATTGATACGTCTCACGGCACCACGCCATATGGGACCCTCCGCCTGCGCGCGAAAGCATCCGAATCTGCCACGGTCATTAAGACTTACAAGAATACCAGCGAAGTGATTGTGCTGGATACCAGCAACGCGGACTGGTATGAGGTCACTGCGCCGGACGGCAAGCATGGATACATGATGTCCCGTTATCTGCAGTATGTGCGGACGGAAGAGCAGCGGGTGGCCAAGGAGACTGTGGTATCCGCGCAGCAGCTGCGGGAGCAGCCTTTTCGGATTTACCGGGTGGTGCCGGAGCTGAACCAGATCACGGTTTATGCCCGGCACATTTTTTATGACCTGATGGATAACATGGTCCGGAAGGTCGAAGTATCCGGATCGACTGCGGGGGCTGTGGCCTTGGATATGCTGAACGCCGGCTGCCTGTCTCCGCATAATTTCACCTTCTATTCCGACCTGACCACCACGGCGGAGGACGTGAAATTCCAGAACATCAATCCAGCGGAAGCGCTGCTCGGGGACGAAGGCTTTGTCCAGAAGTATTCAGGGGAGCTGGTCCGGGACTGGTTTGATGTTTATGTCGTAACCCGGGTCGGGGAAGATTCCGAGGTGACCATCCGGGAAGGCAAAAACCTGACCGCGATCAGCTACGATGTGGACGCATCCGATGTGGTCACGCGGATCATGCCCACAGGCGAGGATAAGGACGGCGAGCTGCTCTATCTCCCGGAGGTCTATCTGGACAGTCCGCTGGTGGGAACCTATCCGACCGTCAAATGGTATCACCTAGAAGTGAGCGATGCCAAAGAATCCGACTCCGAGGACAGCCCCAAGACCAAGGAGCAGTGCTACACGGAAATGCGCGCGGCTGCGCAGGAACAGTTCGATGCCGGCTGCGATATTCCGAACGTCACACTGAACGTTGATTTCATCCATTGCCCGGACACGGTCGAGTATCAGCAATATAAGGCCCTGCAGGACATCTTCCTGGGGGATGCCGTCCGGGTGATTGCAAAGCGCGTGGGAGTATCCGTATCCATGCGCATGACCCAGTATACCTACGACTGCCTGCTGAAGAAGTATGTAAAATGCACCCTCGGCACAGTCGCGGATACTGTCTCCTCCAATATCATCACCCGGGGCCAGATTGCATCCGGGTCCATTACCGGCAGTAAGCTGGCGATCAATTCCGTGGGCAGCGGTGCCCTGCAGAGCGGCAGCGTGAACAGCCTGCATGTGAAGCTGGGGGCCATTGAAACGGCGCACATCCAGCAGGCGGCCATTACGCAGGCTCTGATTGCGGACGCAGCTATCGGGACCGCGAAGATCCAGGATGCCGCTGTGACATCCGCCAAGATTGCCGAGGCTGCTATCGGATCAGCGCACATCGGGACCGCGGTCATTGATACGGCCAACATTAAGGACGGCGCAATCAAGACGGCAAAGATCGATGACGGCTCGATTGTATCCGCCCATATCGGGAACGGCGAGATTCTCGCGGCCAATATTCATGACGGCGCAATCACTCACGCGAAGATTGGTGAGGCAGCCGTTGGCACAGCGAACATCCAAGACGCTGCTGTGGAGACCGCAAAGATTCATGATGCGGCGATCACCAACGCCAAGATTGCCGGAGCTGCCATTGGAACGGCAAACATCCAGGACGCGGCCATTGTGGCAGCCAAGATTCTGGACGGCGAAATCCTGACGGCGAAGATTGCCAACCTTGCCGTCACATCCGGAAAAATCGCGGACCTGGCCATTACCACGGCGAAAATCGCCCAGGCTGCAATCACCAACGCGCAGATTGCGAACGCCGCGGTGGACACGGCCCAGATTGCCCTGGGCGCGATCACATCCGCTCTGATTGCCCAAGGTGCTGTGGGGACGGCGCAGATTGCGGATGCCTCCATCACGGAAGCGAAGATCGTCTCCCTCAATGCCGATGTGATTACATCCGGCACGCTGGCCACGGAGCGGCTGATTATCACTGGGTCGGACGGTATCATCTACGAGATAAACGCTGAAGCGTCCGGCCTTTCCGTCCAAGAGCTGGAAGACCCGAAATACCAGGAACAACTCAACGGAACGGTGATTGTTGCCCGGTCCATTACCGCAGACCAAATTGCGGCGGCCACCATTACGGCCAATGAGATTCTGGCAGCCACCATTACTGGTGACAAGATTGCTGCTAACACCATCGAGGGCAGCAATATCAAAGCCGGCGCAATCACCACCAGTCACATCGCCTCTGACTTCGGCCAGACGCTGGACCTTTCCAGCAATACTGGAATCAATCAGCGGGTGCAGCAGATTTACACCGACATGAACGCAGCCATTGCTGCTGCAGGCGGCGGTGAGATCATTGTCGGAACCCAGACGGTAAGCACTAGTGCCTGGACCGGTGTGGCGAGCTTTTCTCAGCTTACGGACGGGCAGCAGATTGTCTACTGGCTGCCCATTGCCTCCACCACTGCTTCCGTAACATTGGAGCTGACGCTTTCGGGCGGAGGAACCACAGGCGCGATTCCCTGTTACTACGGCGGGACCACCCGGATCAGCAGTCATTATGTTGCCGGCAGTGCTATCCGCCTGATTTACAAAGTGGACGCACCTATCAGTGGAGGGACCTATACCGGCTGGTGGGCGGACGCGAACTATGACAGCAATACCTACGACCGGGTCAAGCTTGGCAATTCCATTGTCGTGAAAGAAAACATCACTTACGCCATGCTGGCCGTGGGTGATGATATCGGTTACTGGAATCTGCGAGCCGGGACCACCTTCAATATCGACCACCCGATTCTTTACCCGTCCTCCAACGGAACCGCGGGATATTATCTCTCGAATGTATATCTTTGCTATCCTTCCGTCTCCCTGAGGACGGTTACCGGGGACAACAGCTTTGCTGTGACCTCCCGGAAGACGGTCTATCTGGTTGGCCGGCTGAACGGTCGGCAATTTACGGTCCAAAGCAGCGATTGGCTGGTGACGGAACCGGCTGATTCCACGGGGACGTTGGCTTTCCTCTCTCTGGGGTACATGTATAACACTTATCAGATGTATCTGTATCCCGAGCACCCGCTCTACATGTTCGTGGACGGAGAATTTCGGAGCCTGAGCGAAGTCGCATACAACGCGAGCATTGTTGCGAACGATGCCAACGAGACCGCGACAGCCAACGCTGCGTCCATCAATACGCTGCAGGACCAGATTTCCATGAAGGTCTCCCAGACCACCTACGACAGTGACCATAACGCGCTGGAGCAGCGCATGTCCAACGTGGAGCAGAGCGCCTCGGACTTCCGGGTGGAAATCACGCAGTCCGTTGCGGATCAGGTGGCTGAAGTGGCCGGCGATGTGGACGGCCTGGCGGAGGACATGGCAAACTTCCGGGATACCGTGACCGGATATATGGACTTCAACGGGGACTCGCTTTCCATCGGAGTGGTGGGCAGCTCCTTTAAAACGGAAATCACCAACACCGAGATGGCATTCACCGAGAACGGTGAGAAGGTAGCTTACGTCTCCAACAACGACATGTATATCACCCGGGCGCGGGTCACCGATACCCTGTCCGTGGGCACTGTGAACAATGGATACTTCGACTTTGTAACGCTGGCAGGCGGTCTCGCGCTCAAGTGGCGCAATGCGGCCACCTCGTAAGGGAGTGAGATCATGGCCTCTTTCACGGCAACATATACCGTTACTCTTTCGGCCTCTGATAAGGATCATGCCCGGGGAGAATATGTATACGCGAGCATTGTGAGGAACTCGCCGGCAACGCTGGTTCCTGAGGGCCTCTATGTTCAGAGCGCTTCCATCAACATGTCCGGCACGACCTTCTGGGCAGGAGCCGGAAATAATCCGTATTTGGACTTTGGAGACATTGGCCGTGTATACGTGTCCACCTCCGTTACGGACAAGACTGCTATTCCTATCACCACGCCGACTGATTTCAATCTGGATGAGCTGCTTTCTGTCGGTACAACGCTGAATAGCTTTTATATCTACGGTTATAAAAGCTCGAGCGGTAACATCTGCACCTATGCCAGCAACAATGCCCAGTTCACGATCACGGCAACGGTCGTTCAGAGCTATGCGCGGTCTTCGGCCAAGGTCACATCCAGCGTGGAGGCCGGCAGTGCGTCCACAGTGACTTTCATCAACCCTTATCTGAACAATGTTTACCATGTGGTGGACTGGCGTTTCGGCAGCTCGCTGGTACACAGTGCCCGAACGAACGTGGGCCAGTCCTCCGTCTCGTACACCATCCCGGTAAGTTGGCTGACGAACATTCCGAACGCCACGTCCGGGACGGCCACGGTATCTGTCACAACCTATGCCTCAGGAGGCACGCTTCTGGGGACGGACACTTACTCGTTCACGATCACGGCTCCGTCTTCGGCGGTCCCCACGATCTCCCTGGCAGTCACCCGGGTGGACAACTCGGTTCCATCGACCTGGGGTGTGTATGTCCAGGGAAAAAGCGGTGTGAAGATCACCGCGACCGCTTCCGGCTATCAGGGCAGCACGGTTTCGTCCTATACGATCTCCGGAGGCGCGACAGGTACCCAGACCTCGAATGTTTTCACCATCTCGACCATATATTCCAGCGGAACGATTACCTACACGGTAAAGGTGACGGATTCCCGCGGACGGACGGCCACGGCAAGCGTGAGTATCTCCGTGGTGGCATACTCCGCGCCGACATTCTCGGCAACGGAAGCCTTCCGCTGCACTTCTGCCGGCGCAGCCTCCGAAACCGGGACATACATCTCCGCCAAGGCCAGTGCGACCTATTCCTCCGTCAGCAGCAAGAACAGCATGACGCTGAAGGTCCAGTACGGGCTGACCACCTCCAGCGCATACTCTACGGCGGTCACGCTGACCAACGGAACGGCCTCTGTGATTGGCGGCGGGTCCATTGATGCGAACTATTCCTTCAATGTGAAATTCACCCTGACGGATCAGTTCAGCACCGTGGAGAAAATCCTGACGGTCGGCACCGCTGCTTATACGGTTTTCTTCCGGCAGGGCGGAAACGGGGTGGCCCTCGGGAAAGTCTCTGAACGCGCGAACGCTGTGGAGATCAACCCGGACTGGGATATCTACCACGGCAGCACGAAGCTGAACGGAACGGTGCCGATTTCCCGAGGAGGAACCGGCGCGACCACGGCAGCCAGTGCCCGGAGCCAGCTCGGGGTTGTAGCCAAGACTGGCGATACCATGACCGGGAACCTGACAATCCAAGGTTCCCTCTATCCCTCCATGCTGCTGAAGCCCACGCGTGAAGGACAGACCAATCAGACAGTTTTCGAGGGCAGTTATGTCGGCGCTTCGTCCTTCGCTGCCTGGGAAGATGCCACCGGCAATAACCGCCGGATGTTGGAAGTTCGGACGAAGGCCTATGCAAGCAGTCTGGACAACGCCGTGATGGTCCGGGTCTGCGATAACGGGACTTGGGGCAATTACCGAGTGTTCCACGCAGGCATGCCAACAGGGGTTCCGATTGCCAACGGCGGAACCGGAGCCACAACTGCAGCCACTGCCCGGAGCAATCTCGGTGCAAACAACGCAGGCAACCTGACCACGGGCACGATCCCGGCAGCGCGGCTGCCCTTTAAGATCCAATACGGTCAGACCTCGGTCACAGGCGTTTCGTGGACAACGGTCTCGCTTTCCGGATTTACTGCCACACCGACCATTGTGGTCTCCTATGCCGGCAACCCGTCCTCGAGCGGCATTGCGGTTCTCAAGACCGCTAACGAGTCCAAGTCCAGCTTCCAGGTATGCATGGCTGGTTCTTCTGGCTCTGGAACCCGGTATGTCAACTGGATTGCTATTGGAGTCTGATGAGCAATAACCGGAGCAATGCTCCGAGATGGAGAAGGAGGTTTTTCTCATGAAGGAATTCTGGAACACGATTCAAGCGATTTTTGCTGCAGTAGGAGGATGGCTGGGGTGGTTCCTCGGAGGATGTGACGGACTTTTGATTGCACTGCTGATTTTTGTGGCCCTGGACTATATCACCGGGGTCATGTGCGCTGTGGTGGATCACAAGCTGTCCAGCGAAATCGGGTTCAAGGGGATCTTCCGCAAGGTCCTGATTTTCGCTCTGGTAGGAGTCGGCCACGTGCTGGACGTGAACGTGATCGGAACCGGCAGCATTCTCCGGACCGCCATTGTCTTCTTCTATCTCTCCAATGAGGGCGTTTCCCTGCTTGAGAATGCTGCGCACCTCGGCCTGCCTGTGCCTCAGAAGCTGAAGGTAGTGCTGGAGCAGCTGCATGACCGCGCGGAGAAGAGCGATCTCCCTCCCGATGAGAAGGACGGTGAAGATGATGCTGAACGCGAGTAAGCTCTGTGCTTCCGCCGAAGCCTGCCTGGGCTGGCCCTATGTCAGTCCTGGCACCAATGATGCCCGGGGCATTGACTGCTCCGGGCTTTTTGTGAAAGCTTTCCGGGATCAGGGCGGAACGATCTATCACGGAAGCAACACGATTTATCGGAAATACTGCTCCCGGAAGGGTGAGCTGACCAGCATTTCCCAGCTGAAGCCCGGCATGGCGGTCTTCAAATGGAATCCGAACACGCCGGCCAAGTTCAATGACGGCCAGGGTGATTTCCAGCACATCGGAATGGTGACCGCTGTGAACCCGCTGCGCATTGTCCACGCCTCTTCTGCTGCCGGCTGCGTGACGGTTGATAGCAAGCTCGGGAAGTGGAGATTCTGGGGCTGGCTGAAGGATGTAGCCGAGGACGGCAGCCCTGCCGATGACGGGAAGGAAGGAGACGATGAACCCGTGAAAACCGACACCATTGCAATCGTGACTGCACCGACCGGGTCCACGGTCAATCTGCGCACTAAGGCCAGCGCCAGCTCCGCTCTGATTGAGCGCGTGCCCATTGGCAGCCGGGTCACGGTGCTGAACGATCAGGGAACGTGGACCAAGGTTAAGTATGGAACCCGAACCGGTTATATGATGACTGTCTATCTCTCTCCGGAGGATGAAGAGGAAGAGGATCTCGAACCGGCTGGGACCATCGAAGAGCGGCTGACCCGGCTGGAGAAGCGGGTGGCCGCGCTGGAGGATGAACTCACGGTCGGGTGACCGATATGTTTTCTCGCCGGCAGGGCACCGTGCTCTGCCGGTTATCTTTTACCAAGAAAGGGGTCCTGATCTATGGCCAGAAAAAACGATGCTCCTTCCGCACGTATGATTGATATGGTGAACCGTTATGGTGAGCTTTGCACCCATGAGCGCGCTGCACTGATCCTCGGGGTCGCGCCTCGGACCGTCCGCGCTATGGTTCTCGATGGCCGGCTCCGGCGCGTGGGAAAGCGCGTGGATGTCCGGTCCATTTGTGAATATATCGAAAACCCGGTGCCTGCCGCTCCTGCGAGCATCAGCTCCCGGAACGAATTTTTCCTCGCTGCCATGTCTGGGAAATAACCCGTGAAGGCTTGAAAAACGGGACGCTTCTGGTAAGACAGACAGCACACATTAAGGAAGGGAGCGGTATTCAATGGGTAAGCGGAACAGCGCGGGAAAGCTCCGCGGACGGGTTCAGATCGGGACCACACCGGACGGAAAGCCAATCAACAAGTATTTCAGCGCGGAGACCGAGGAAGAGCTTGAAGCCAAGAAAGAGGAGATTCGCCAGGAATATATCACCGGCGAAGCACCTGTGAGGAATGTACCGTTCTGGGACTACACCGAGGAGTGGTACCGGGTCCGGAAGGAACCGCATATTTCTCCGGCCACCCGGAAATCGTACAGAGTCATGCTGACGAAGCATATTCTGCCGGCCTTCGGACTCAAGTATATGCGAGCGATCAGCGCAAACCAGCTGCAGGAATTCCTCAATACCTTCGAGGGCAGCAGTAAGTCCCAGATCACGCTGGCGAAAACGATTCTGGAAGCTGTTTTCACAAGCGCTAATGCGGAAGGCATTCTGGACCGGAACCCGGCCTGCTCGCTCATTCGGCCCAAGCCGGGCAAGAAGCAGAAACGCCGGGCCTTGACCGAGGCTGAGATTGCCGGAGTTCTTGAGGCAATCAGGAAAAATGAGAACGGTCTCTTCCTGGCTGTGCTCTACTACCTCGGGGTGCGGCGCGGCGAAGCCCTCGGGCTGCAATGGGGAGACATTGACTTTGATACCGCGCAGGTGCACATTCAGCGCGACATTGACTACATGATGGAGAATGTGGCGCGGGAGGGCGATCTGAAGACCGAGAACGCGGACCGCTTTATTCCCATTGACCCGGCGCTGCTGGAGATGCTGGCAGAAGCAATGGAGTATGACGAGGGCGAGCCGGAAGATTACATCTTCCACAACGAGGACGGAATGCCCTGGAGCCAGAATACCTTCAAGCGGAACTGGCTGCGGCTCATGCATGATGCCGGCTGCACGATTGACAAGCAGTACACCGATGAGCAGCGCGCCAAGTTGTACCGGCCCAACGATCCTCTAAACCTGTGGGAGGCAACGCTGACCCCGCACTATTTCCGCCACAACTTCGTGACCATGCTTTACCGGGCGGGAGTGGACCCGCTGAAGGCCATGAAGATCGTGGGCCACAGCGATTACCAGACAACGGCGGACATTTACACACACCTCGATCAGGACATGCTGAGAGCCACGGCGGACGATATGGCGGACGTGTTCAAGAAGGTGACCACGGCGGCCAGGAAGAACCAGATGCAGAGGCCGGCCAGCAGGGTGATTCGATTCCCCAAGACAGGCAGTTGAGCCTGATTTCCCGGAGCTTCGGCTCCGGGCTTTTTTGTTTGCCATTGACCTTAGCATGGGTGTGCATAGGTGGCCAAGATGCCTTATTTTTAGCGGTTTACAGAATGCTTGCTTTGTGATATTATTTATGAAAAAGCAAGCCTGCTATTGTGCTTGCGAAGGGTAATGTCGGGCGCTCAGATTATTTTTTAGGAGGGTCTCATATGAAGAAGTTTTTGTCAATCTTGTTGCTAGTTTCCTTAAGCCTGACTCTTCTTGTGGGAGCATCTTCGGCAGAGGAGTCTTTCACTTTCCGTGGGATTCCATGGCTGACCACAAGAGCAGATGTAAAGGACAAGCTTTCTGGAGAGGGCCTCAAAGCATGGTGGGATGATAAGAATGCTGCCATTCCTGATTGGTTTCAAACTTGGTCGAATATCAATGGGGATTATACCGTAAGCGAAGGCGGGTGCAACGTAGCTTATCATGGCGCATCGGTTGCAGGTTATACTGCAGATGTCAATGCTTATTTCTGGTTCCCTATTGTTGAAGGAAGAGTACAGAGAGACCCTGATTTAGCTCAGTTTTATCTTGCTACTTATGAAGTAACAGGCATAGATAACATGGAACCAGTTTATGATGATTTGCTTACCAAACTGACATCATTATATGGAACACCTCAAGCAAAAAACTCTGATAGTAACTGGACGAATACCATAGGATCATTGTGGACAGCAGAGGATGGAAGTTTGATCTGGTTAGCTCAGTATACTGCGTATGGTTCTATAACTGTTAAAATCTGGTATGCAGCACCTAAAACGACAGAAACATTACAGGCACTGGAAACTCAGATTGCAAATGAAATTAGAGAAGCAGAAGATGCTGAAAGAGAGAAAAACAAAACAAACACTGATGGACTTTGAGAGAGGATAAGCAATGTTTGTAGCTCTGGGAATACTATCCATCCTTGTCGGGATCTTCGTCTTTAGGCAAGGGAGTGCCCTGTCAGTATTATCAACGATTGCTAGTTCTAATTCTGGGATGACAGTGTCGGGAGCTTTCATTATCGTTGCAATCTGTTTAATCATTGGGGGAGCATTTAGTTGTGCTTGTAAATCAGGAGAGAAGCGAGGCGTTTTAAAGGTCGCGATTGTTGCTTATATTCTTGCCTCTCTTATGGGCTTCGCATTTAATTATGGCGATTTAAAAATCTGGTCTGTTGTTTGCCTTGTACTGGCTGTGATTTACATTATCTGGCTTGTTCGACATAAGGTGGCATGAAAACAATATGCTTCCCTCCTGAGTTATTGTGAACCAAAAGGCAACATTTCCCGGAGCTTCGGCTCCGGCTTTTTTTGTTTGCTGTTGACCTTGGCATAACTGTGCATAGGTGGCCAAGACGCCTTATTTTTAGCGGTTTACAGAGATTTCGCCTTGTGGTATACTCATGGTTACACCCACTTAGGCATGATGACCTCAGTGGACTCTCTATTGCCATGGTGGGAGAAAATTACACACCGTTTATTTGCGGATTCTGTTCTGTAATGATTCTTGGTCTGATGATAGACTAGAATCACGGAATTACTTTGAAGGAGGAAGGTCCCTATGAAACGGTTTCTGAAGCAGTTTATCAGTCTGGCACTCCTTGTTTCCTTACTCTTGGGTGCACTGCCCTCTGTGTATGCGGAGGCTTCTGAGCTTTCTGATGAGCAAAAGAATGCCATTGCGATGCTGAACCATTTAACGGTTCTCACGCAAGAAACGAATGCTTCGAAGAACAGCCGTATGTTTATGGAGCAAGCGTATGCTTCCCTGATCAACAACACTTACCCGAACGCCGTTGATAGCAGGACTCTTAGCCAGATGACCGGGCTTCTCGACACGATGGAAAAATACCGGATGGTTAATGTAAAGCGGGACCGCCTGCAGTTCATCTATGAGCAGAATCAAGCGAAAGCTATTCGCGCCGCGGTGCCGAACCCTCTGGGATTGTTAAGTTCTGTTCACTCCTTAACGCCGGCACGCCTGATTGCTTCTGTGGTATACATGGCTGTTGATTCATATACCAGCTACACCGCTTATACTGCAGAGAATGATCTCCAGTTTCTGAAGGATGGCTGGGCCTTGGACGATGAGGAAGCTGCAGCTCTTCATGAAAGCCGGAAAGGCGCATTCAGCTATATGATCAAAATGGTCAACGATTATGGCCTGCCGGGAGAATTGTCCTTAACCGAGGGAACCGTGGCAGACCTTGTTGAATGGAAGAACAATGACAATGTTGTTGCTCGCATTCAGTTTCTTGAATCCAATCAGAAAATTTATCAGTCTTATGGTGGCTATTGGCTGATCCTCGCTGACGCATATTACAACAACGGCGAATTCAAAAACTGTCTTGATGCTGTGGCAACATATGAAGCAATGGGAACGCGCCTCTTCCGGTGGGACTATGAATATGCCAAGGTGCTGCCTCTTGCCATTGCGTCTGCTGAACAGGTTTATTCTGGTGATGAGTATGTTGAATATGCAGCCAAACACGCAGATGCAATCTATGAAAACACGCAGAACAAGGACTGGGCCTTAAGATATTTTGCCGCACAGACCTATGTTGATCTCTTCGCCAAAGCCTCTGATAAGCAGTATCTGGAAAAGGCGTACAGTATTGCATTGGACAACGTCAATTATCTGGTTAAAGAACAGCAGACTATGAATGAGACCTATCTGGCTGCCGTAAAAGAAACCGCAGTGCCTAAGGATGCAACTAATAGTCAGAAAGATCAGATCAACAACTATAACAAGATGTTGAAGGAAAACCGGAAAGTAGAATTTGCTCCGGTATCTGAAGCGCTGAAATTAAACTGTGAATTACTCTTTGGTCTGGCTGGTGAACTTCAGCTCTCAGATGCTGATAAGACTAAGGTGGATACAATCCTTCACCCGAATGCGAAACGCCTGTTCCTCAATGAAGCTCTTGATGACCAGTTCTGGTTCAATGCCTCGGGAAAGGCGGCAACTGAACCCGCGGATATCGAGTTCGGTGGCACAGCAATGGTTCTGCCTGTCCGAGTGCTCTCGGCAAACGCAACGATTACGGTGACCGTTAAGGAAAAAGATGCTGAGGAAACCGTTACCATCACCGACTGGAAACTCGACAAGATCGAAAGAGGCACTGAGGGTGACATTTCAACCTTCGCGGCTGTGTTTACAAGCGAAGAAGGAAAGAATCATACCTGGGGAACAGAATCTGCTATAACAATAGATGTTGTGCCGAATCCCGACTTCAGTGAGGATGCGCTTCATTTCGAGTATACGACAGAAGGAACAAAGAAAGAATGGTATGATTATTTGAAAGTCTGGGAGGGCCACAAGAACAACTGGTATGACTATCTCAAGGTTTGGGATAACAGCGTTAACTTCGTAAGGGTGAATTAATCATGAAGCGAATTATTAGCTTGCTTCTTGTGCTGGTGCTGTTGATATCGGCAGCACCAGCCTTCGCTCATGATCGTGAAGAACATGATCAGGAGCTGGAGTATGTGCTTTTTCGTGACCGCTATTATTCTGATACCCACCCCACAACGGGCAAAATTGTTGAGCGCATTGAAGACGCAGCTTATCTCGCGATAGATCAGTATAACGGAAGTGGCACAACAGAACTCAAAAACCTCAATGATGATAAGATCCCAGGAATTCCGTCCTCTATCGAGCAAATCAATTTCAGCTCTAACTACGCACATCGGGATTTCACGCATAGAGGGTGGAACGTGACCTATGATCCTAAGGCGCACTGGCCAGAACGCCAGACTATTCTGAAAAACACAATTCGAGCAAAGCTGTTTTCTTCATCGGAAGGGCCGCTTTCGTGGCTTCCGTGGTCATCAGATCGTAGCAAGACCGACCGCAAGGTTGAGGCCTTTGCTGTCCTTGTATATTATGTTCACGTCCTTGGTGACCATATTGAGGCGGAGAAGTTTACTGCATTGAACTATGTGTCACCTTTGGCAAACTACAATGATCGGGACAACCCAGGGATCGTTCCGGATCTCATGAAATATCTCGCAGTCTTGTTTGAGGATCAATCCTCCGCGGAGCAGTATAATTCCATGATGCAGGACCTAGAGCATCTGGCTGATAGCAGTGATAAATTGTATCACTCAGTGGGCGGCATTAGAGAAACACAATTCCCTGAGTATCATCAAAACGCGCTGGATTTATTAGAGACTCTGGCCACGTATGTTCCTGATCTTCTGAAGAACGAAGCATTCTTCCACAAAGCCTTTTTCGAGTAAAGAGATGAAATTATGACCACCGAAGAAAAGAAACGTGACCTTTACCTCCGACAGAAGGAATTGCTAGCCACGCTCCTGGAGCATGGCGCGATCAGCCAGGCACAGCACGATAAATCTCTCAGAGATTTAACCGAGAAGATGGGGATGCAACCAAGCAACGAACCAAACCATTGACCAAACGGCAAGGCACCCGGTATACTATGGTGGCAACCGGGTCGTTGCAACGCTGACATGTACGCCTGTCAGCAGAAGGAATTATGCGGCAATATGCGGCAGTGAGCGGCAATTTATGCATGAAAACGGCAGCTCAGGGCATGAAACGGCCAAGTTAGGCCGTTCGAAGGGAGTCCGGGAATTCGGGACCAAAAGGCCGCGGGTTCGAATCCCGCCACTTCGACACAAAAATCCGGATACCCTTTACGGGTAATCCGGATTTTTGTATGTCGAGGCGAGGATTCGGACACGCGGCCTGTAAGGCCGGGGGCAAACGAGGGAAGCGTCTCCCCAGTGGGGAGTCCGGCGAAGCCGGAAGCGCCCCGAGTTTGTTAGCGCGAAAAGGAGTACAGAGCCCGCCCCAAGGGCTCTGTACGACTATTGAGCGAACGGAGCGGAATCCCGCCCGCAAACTTTATAGTCGCAACTCTCCACAGGAGAGATTGCTCCTTAAAGTTTGACCTCAGCTCTGACGAAACTCCTGCCACTGGCAGTCGTCAGAGCTTCGCCCACTTCGACTCCCGGAAGGCTTGATTCATAAAGCTTTCCAGGTTTTTCTTTTTCCCGACATTTTCCGGTTATATCCTGCTTGCAACCTGAGCGGTTGCAGCAGCACTCCGAGGCACGATTTTCCCCTTCTGAAAATCTACTTCCGTAAGTTTCCGCATTTTTCCGCTTATTTCCGGTTTCAAAATGTCCAGTTTAGCATGCTGAAGTGTTTCCGCTGGATGGACACGGGGGTTGTGCTTTGATAGAAGGAGCTATAACCAGCCATTGAAGGGAGCGATTTACTGTGGATATGTTGGAGTGGCTTCAAGAAGGGATCGGCCTGACAAATCAATTTCTGTCGGTCCCAGGCATCAGAGCACTTGTAGATTGCCTGCAAAAACACTTTGTTTTTACTTGACGGAAAAACCTCTTCCTGCTATAGTTTACCTGCAAGGAGGTTCGGTGTGATGTTGTGGAAAACGTGCAACGTACTGCTCTTTAAAGGCGTAATTGTTGCCCCGTAAGGGGGAAGTATGCCTTTTTTGAGCCCGAACCGGTTCACGGGTATATGTTCTCCTTAACAGATAAAATGATTGTTAAGGAGTTTTTTATATGTTCAAAATCAAAAATCAAATCGGAAAACTGTATGCCTCATCCGTTTTGTCCAACCTTTCTCTGACCGGTGCCTGGGTTGCGATTC